GGACCCCAACTAGAGTAAGCTTGTTTGAGTGTATCATTAGAGTTATAGGTTATCATCACCATCGCATCGGTTTCGTCAAGTTCATCGTGGAAACGTTTATGACAGAAGGTTTCATGCATGTCACCCTTATTACCATAGATAAACGACTTAATATCATAAGGGGGATCTGAGAAAATAAATGTATTCTTGTCTGCACCATCTAGCAAATACGAATAATCTTCGTTGGTGATCTCCCAGTTGCGCATCAACGCAGAAAACTTGGGCAACTTACTGATAAGTCGGTGGTTGAATAGATCACGAACCGCATCTTTTGAAAATGAACCAGTAGTTTCACCCAAACCACTAAACGAACATCGGTTCATGATGTAGAACTTCCAAGCAATCTCAAAAGGATCTTCATCTGTGTTCAGACCCTCACGCATGACATGATAGTAGTCAAGGTGTGCTTGCAAAGAATCTTCTGAAGTAGAAAGTTCATCTTTGACTTTGTGTAATTTGTCTGCAAGGTCTTGACCACGGCTCTGGAGAGACTTCCAGAAACAATATAGATTGTAGTATTTGTCATTTACCCTTACAGGAATATTAGGGAATTTTTTAGTAAAGGCAAAAGCGCACGACCCACCACCTAGGAACATCTCACGATATTCGTGAATATCAGTGACAGGCATATTCTTTGACGAGAAAAGAAAATCAACAGCACGAGATTTACCGCCGGGATATCGGAGAGGTGTTTTTAAATCTTTCATAATAATAAAACCTAATAATATAAAGTGTATTATACACTAGTCAAAAGAAAAAGTCAAGAAGTTTTAATGGTCTTCATCACTGTCATATTCGACATCGATTATTCCTTGAGACTCAAAAAAACTTAAAGTGGATTTTATACCCTGTTGGTTTCCATAGTACCTACCCGTATAATATGATACAGCCATTAAAGCTAAACAAGTAAGAGTGAATTCGTAACTAGTCATAAAACTTTCCTTACATTTTGAAGTTTGAGAAATTTCCCTTCTCGGATTTTATTCTTTGTCCAGAAGCACTGTTATCAAAAACTGGACCTGTATCTTCTTCAGGTTTGTTTAATACACAAAGACTTTCATCAATATCATGAAGTCGCATCTTAGATCTTTCTACACCTATAGTAAATCTTTGATTCACACTGGGATCATTGTATCTGTTTTTTAATTGTTTAACTAATATCTGATTGTTGTTAGAAAGTTCATCATTAGATATTAAAGCAAACATTAAGTCAGCTGTCGCAGGCAGACCGAAAGATTCTGAAGTATCTTCAAGACCAACATCATCATTACTATAACCAGATCTTGTGGTTTGAGTCGCGGACATAATTGGTAAGTTAAATTCTACTGCAAGACCTCGCATCTCTTCCGCGATAGACTTAATATAAGTATAAGAATTAATAGAACCTCCCATAGACTTCATTCTAGATGAGGCGCAAATATTCAGGTAGTCAATATAAATAAGTTCTGGTACAAAATTCTTCTTAAGTTTCAACTCATTTAATAATGCACGAAAATGTGAAGTATTCGCCTGACCCGTCGGGTATTCCTTGATAATAAGTTTACCCTGAGTCTTGTCTGCAATTGACTTAACTCTATCCTTGAACTTGTCCTCTTGCATATACTCAAGAGAACCTATGTCAACATTCAGAAGGTTCGCATCAATACGTTCTGCGATACGTTCTTCCGCCATTTCCATAGTAATATATAGGACATTACGACCCTGTGATAAAGCGGAAGCTGCACAGTGACACATGAATAAAGATTTACCAACACCAGTTCCAGCGAGAGCAATATTCAAAGTCTTGTTAGGAAGTCCACCCTTAGTAATACGATTAAAGTAATCTAGATCAAAAGGAATGCGTTCCTCTTGTCTATGGTAAAACTCAAATCTCTCGTCTATGTTCTCTAAGTAATCGTGACCAACTGCTGTATCGAATGTTACAGCCAGTGCCTTACTCAGGACATCAGGAATAGCATTCTTTGATAGTGTCTGATGTTTTCCATCAATTATCTGAATTGACTCCATCACACTATTAAACACGGCACGATCTTGACACCACTTCTCAGTAGAGTCAATTAACCATTCTAAGTTTTCTTTTTGGGGAGTAAATATATTTGGCAATATTTCTATTGCGTGTCTATACTGTTCGTCGTTTAGTCTGTCGCCAGAATCGATTTCAATTTTGAAAGCTTCCATACTAGGAAGTTTATTGTATTTTGCAATGAATAACGTGAACTCTTTAAAGAGGCCCTTATAGACCCCCTCAAAGTATTCGGGTTGTAAAAATGCAGCAACCTTTCTTGCGTAATCATCATTCGTTAACAGATTCCTCAGAATCGTCTGTTCCAGTGTTATCTCCAACTTCATCATCTCCTGTAACTAAGCTGCCTTCATTATATGCTACCTCAAGAATATTCTCAAGTATTTTTGTGGTCTTGTTTTGTAAATCAACATCTTCAGATGTAAGACCATCAATGGGAGAGGAGACTACTGAGAAACTAAATTTCAGTCTATCTATCTCTCCGTCAAATTGTATGTTACCATACACAATTACAGTTTCAACAAAATCTCCAGTAAGAATTCTTACGTGCCAGGCTTGTTGGTTACTTGCTTCACCAACAGGCACTAACTCATAATCTACATTCTCAGTTTGATTATATTGTTCATTCATAATAATACCCTATTATACACTATTCGAAGGGGTTTGTAAACCCCTATTTTCAACTATATGCAACTGAAGCTTCTTCAACAATAGGTTCTACAAGTTCCGGAGAATTGTAACCTATTTTGTAAGTCTTCTTCAAAAACTCTGGGAAGTCTGTTGTTTCCAAAATAGGTTCCCAGAAATCTGATGTTAGAGTTTCCTTTAATCTTAATTTGGAACCTATAACTTCTCCTGTAGTCAAGTCCACTCTCTGGTACCAACCATTAGATGGTTTATCGACATACCCTCCAGCAAGTGCGGCATCAAGAAGACCAGAATACTTCTGTACACCACCAGCCCAAGATACACCGATAGGAATCTTAGACTTCTCTTTAACATAACGAGACTTCTCTACGTTGATCACAAAGTCATAACCAACTACCTCAGTACCCTGTTTCTCTTGACGACGACCGATAATCCAAACATTGTCCGCACTATACATGATACCAGTACCACCACTTACTACATCTTTTGGAAACAGACCAATCTCTTTATAAGTGTGATTGATTGCGATCATAGGAATATTTTTCATAGACAAAGGTGGAGTAGCCATTCGGAACAGACCTTTCAGTGCCTTCGCACGAGACATATCTGCAACACCCTTTTCATTCAAAGCATCTTCTAGTTCTTTCTTTGAAGCTAGATTGCCTATAGAGTCGATAACTATAATGACATCATCTTCTCTATCTAGATTTTCTAGTTGACTCATAAGATCAAACTTTAATTCTTCGACATTGGTAATTGGTGTATGAAGAACTCGATCAGTATCGATACCGAACTGTTCAAAGTATGTCTGGGGGGAACCGAACTCAGAATCGTAAAAGAGAATTACTGATTCAGGTTTACGTTCCAAATATGACGATGCCATCAACAAAGCAAACGAAGTCTTAAAATGTTTAGATGGACCGGCTAAGACAGTAAGTCCCGGCATAATACCACCATCTACGGAACCACTTAACGCTACGTTTACCATAGGAACATCAGTAGGTACCATATCTTCTTCTGTGAAGAACTTACTCTTCGATAGGATCTCCGTCGTCTTGAGTTTGCTGTTCTTTTTTAGTTTGTTCATTATGTTCATTTCTATCTCCAAAATTCACGAATGTAATATTATTAACTCTTTCACGTTCATCTAACTCGTAATGTTTTCTATATCGAGTATTGATGTCTAGGACTCTTTCTAGTATGTCCATTGACACAACTTCACCATCTTCGTCAGTTTGTTCTGAGAATTTAAGTAAAGCATTAGTATCTTTCGGCAGACATGCACCACCGAAACCACGTTTCTTATCAAAGCCGGGCACACGTGTATGACCGATTCCAACTCTAGGATCTAATCCTACAGTACGGGATATAATATTATAACTGCAACCATATGCATTGATCAAATCATATATCTGATTGAAAAATGTTACCTTAGTTGCAAGGTAAGAATTTATCGTATACTTCACAAAGGAAGCTTCGAATGCTGTCATATAGTGATAATCATTAGAAGAGCATCCACTAAAGATATCATATATCTCACTTAGTTCTTGTGTAGCAGATTCTGATCCTCCCATAACATGGTAGTCAGCATTCACAAAGTCTGCCTTAGCATTGGACTCCGTAAGAAACTCTGGATTGTATACAAATCTATCAATATGTTTCCTATCCATAGAACTGTATATTCTATCCACAACATCTGGAGTAATTGTTGATTTAACAACAACTAAAGCATCTGTATGGATAAGAGATTTTTGTACCGCATCAATAACAATAGTAGCATCGACCTTTCCATCTTCACCTTGTGGTGTAGGTGCACACACAAACACTAGATGAGGAGAAAATTCCTTTAAGTCATCAATTGAAGTGTTATACTTTGGATCTACAGCATAAGACTTTACTAGGGGGTGGGTGAAGGCATATTCTACAGCTTGTCCAACAAACCCATGACCTACTATAGCAAGTCGAAATTGGTTCTTAGGACTTAATGGTTTATTATTCATTATTTAACCTTATGGTAATCTTTGTACCATGCATAAAAGTTTGCAATACCGTCTTCGATATTAGTTTTAGGAACATAACCTAGTTCCTCTAATTTAGTTGTGTTAGACCAAGTCTCTAAAGAATCTGCTGGATGTCTAGGAGCCAGATCGATGATAGCCTCTATACCACAGTTCTTTTCAATCTCTCTTACAAAATGCATAAGGTCGACTTGTTTACCACGACCAATATTAAAGATTTCACTATTCGCAATTTCATTATTGTGAATAACGATTTCAATACCATCTAAGATATCTTCAACGTATGTGAAGTCTCTTTTCATATTACCATAATTATACACTTTTATTTCGTTTTTGTCAAGTATATTTTTAGTAAAATCAAACAAAGCCATATCGGGTCTTCCCCAAGGGCCATATACAGTAAAGAATCTAAGTCCTGTATTATTCAGTCCAGATATCTCAAACTGGATCTCATTAATGTACTTGGTATAAGTGTAGGCATTTAATTGTTTTCCAAGTATCTGATTTTCTTTCCAACCATCTTCGGGTATCTCAGTTCCACCGAACACACCAGAAGTTGATGCATAAATGACTCTAACATTAGGGACTACTTCCTTACACACTTCAATAAGGTTTTGAGTTCCATCAATGTTGTTTGCATGGTATTCAGATTCCTTTCCGAAAGAATCTCTAACACCAGCGTGTGCAGCAAGGTGAACTATGATCTCAGGTTCGAAATCACCTAACACAATTCGTAATCCATCTCTATCTCTCAGATCACATTCAGAAATATCTAATTCAAAATGTTCTACTCTATCTCTTTTCAAATCTGGTTCATAAAGATGATTGTTGTAGTTGTCTAAACCACGAGCATTATGTCCACTATTCCTTAGTCTATTTGTTAATTGTGAACCGATAAATCCTGCGGCTCCAGTTACTAATATTTTCATTAACCTTTCCTATAAACGTATTCTAGCGCTCTATCAGCTTCTACAATAATTGGACGATTCTCATACCAATTACCATTACAAGCATCAAAATCTTTACACAATTCAGCAATCTGAATTGCAGTTATTGGGTATCCTTTCTTTATAGCGTTTCCAGCTATCGCTATCATTATCTGATACATTTTTGCGTACCATCCAGTTCCAGTTATAGTTTGATATTCCATCGCCATTCTTTTTGGAAAGAATGGACAATCTCTAAAACCAGTCCATCGATACTCAGTATTATTTAGACTATTCTTACGATGTTCTATGACCGCACTTTGCATTTCTATAGGTAATCTATCAAGGAAGGAATTTCCCGTCTTCTGGACATAAGGGTGTTTAGCAATAAGTTCTGAAGTGTTTAATGCCTTACCAGATGTATTATGAAAAATAAAACCATAGGCGTCAGGATAATCAGCTGGTACATAATACATACGCGCCAAGTCTTTAGTTTGCGGATCTCCCATTTCCCCCAGTTCGGTATTGAGGGCGTGCCAGAACGCTTTAATATTATCTCTCTGTATCTGTTCGTCAATCCTAAATACAATACGAAACTTAAGATAATCCATACGACTAGAAGCAGTGCTATAAACCACATAATCGACATCTCCCAATTGTTTAGAAAGTTGTTCATTTAGATCGTCCACACTGTTAGAAAACCTATGACTATCAACATCAACAGCACACCAACCACCCCAATATAAAGTATTGTCATTAGAACGCGTACTATCGGTTTTAAAAACAGCAGGGCTAATAAGAGGACTAGAATTATTTCCACCTTTCTTTCCTTTTTGTTTGCTCAATTTATAAAGTTCTTGGACGAATTCATCCCAAGTATCGTAAGAAACTTTTCTATGAGTCTTGTTATCAAACTGATTTTTGAATATAGTTAATTCGTAATTCATGTTGATATTATAACATACTTAGGGGTATTTGTCAACAGAAAAAATCCTCAAGTGATGCGCGAGGTTCAGCTGACCAGTCAACTGCCTCCAGTATAGGTAACAATGGATCGAGGAAAGTCTTATCAAACATCTTATCATAGTCAATGTACTTATGTAGATTGACCTCGGGCGGTAAGAACTGAGGATAGGATACTACGTTCTCACTGATAGGATTAGGCATCTTAAGATAACAAAATTTGATCTTCTCACCATTCTTAATATATTCATATCTTTTATCAAGGGAAAGTTTTTTAATCTGATCATTGTACAACAAACTACCACGAACATGTATGGGAGTACCTTTTGAGTATATACTCTTGGCATCTCTCCACTTCTTAAGATCAGAGACAGACCGAGGGAAGGATACCGACTCTGGGGGAAGAGTACGAAAATCTGTGCGGAAGTTTCTTATAAAACTTTGAGTATCACTCTCACTACCATTTATAATAACGTGGAAGATTTCTTTGAACTTATCCCTGACCGTCATAGGAGTACTAGACTTGATAGCTTCAATACCCATCATCTTTAGTTTAGGTTCTGCGTACTGGACACCCTCATTATTATGTACATTGAGGATGTATCGTTTCTTAGCTACCCAGATACCCTTGTCCGCGATTACCTCACGACCCATCTCCATTCGGTTTTCATACGCACCAGTCATGTCAGCCATCTCCTGATACGACTTAGTCAGGACAGGTTCAAAATGATCCTTACAAATGTTATCTAAAAACTTAACAGGATTCTTAGGAGAGAACTTTTCGACCAAGGATTCCATTCGGATATATACCGAGTCGGTATCGATAGCAACAACATAATCTTCCTCAGTCTTAAGAAGTTTTTGCATCTCGTCGTTGACGGTTCTTTCTGCCCACTTAATGGCTAACTGTCCAGCCATAGTAATAGACTCCGCAACACGTTGATCGAAATACCGGAACCATCGGTTACCCAAAGCACCATAGAGTGAGTTCATAAGAATCTTGATTGCCATTTGTTGGTTATCAAGTTGGGATATCTTATTCTTAAGCGAAGGGTCTTTGGTATTCTCAAACTCTTGTTGGGTCTTCAACATCTCCTTCTTAATAACTTTACGATCATTATAATAACGAGTAATAATCTCTGGGACAATACCCTTTCGATCATGAGAGAATCTGACTCCGGTGGGAGCGATAGAGTGACAGAGTTTTGTGTAATCAAAGTCATCATTAAACAACTTGCCTTCTAGTATTTTCTCTACCGATACATCAGGGACAATACCATCAAGGACAGTTTCGGGGGACATATTATATTGAACGATTAGATTGGGATAGAGTGAGTTCAAGTCAAAAGACGTTACCCAACTATGCTGACCAACTTGAGGTTCCTTAACATATCCGCCGGGGTATGGGGTCTTCGACTTCTCTATTTTGGGGGGACATGCAATCTTGGATTGATTCAACATACGATAGATAATGACATCCCATATAGTGGTCGTACCTAGGGTGTCGGAATAGTTAACACCAGCTCGGTAGGCCATTGTCATAACCAAGTCAATAAGACCAAGAACTCCATCAATCCGAAGTACGAGTTCAGTATCTTTAATGTTGTAGTCAATATATTTTTGTGGGTCCTCAATATAGAGATTATGCAGACTTCCGTGTTCCTCGTAGGACAACTTACGTTCATCAAGAACAACATTTGCGATGTGATCCAGTCTATAGGATTCTTGTTGACCTAATGTATTGTAAGTAAACTTTCGGAATAGATCAAAGTAATCTAGTTGCGCCACACCCATAATATCAAATGTGTCAGCTTCGTCCATACCAAATTTATTGACTCGTCCCTTCTTAAGTCTGACCACACCCCAAGGAGAAAATTTCCTAGACTCTTCCTCACCGAACAAACGCATGGTCCTATTAATAAGATAGGTCATATCAAAAGAAGTACTGTTCCATCCAGTGATGATATCGGGGGTCCACTCTTTCCAGTGTTCAATGAACTTTGTCATCAACTCAGCTTCAGTCTCACACTTAACATAAAGAACATCATCTCTGGTATTCTCATAATCAATACAAGACCATACCCGACGGATACCGTCTCTCTGGATTATAGTTATAGCTGTGACAGGGTGTTGTGCGAGTGTTGGTTCGGGGAAACCTTCCTCAGAGTGAACCTCAATATCTATGTAGGTGACCTCAACATCCTTAGAATCGAAGTTTATGTTGTTAGGAAACTCTTCAGAAATATATTGGTAAATGAAGTTGTTCATACCATAGACTCGGAAATTTTCTACGTTGTCATAACGCTTTATAAAATCAGAAGCTTCCTTCATAGATTCTAGTTTTATAGGCTCTAGATTTATTTGATCAAGACCCTTCCAAGGAGTCTGTTTTTTGGGTGTGGGGATAAACAAGGTAGGTTGAAAGGGGACGCGTTTCTTTACACGAACACCATCCTTATATCCTCGGTAGAGGATGTTATTACCGTAACGAGTTACTGATGTATAAAATTCCATAAAGTCTCCATAATATATAATAGGTATTATACACGATTCGACAAGGAATGTAAAGTGTTTTATTCGATAACGTGAAAATAATTATGTCTTGTCCAAGGCTTTTCTATATGTCGATCTATGTATGTGTGATGATCTTGAGTGACCATAAGACTCTTAGATACCACTTGTGTAGTAGGATTAGGTATGCTATTTTTCTCGTCCAAATCTGGTTTGTTAAAGTAAGTTCCACAATCTCTACCAAATCCCAAAGTGGTACATTGAGTCCAAGGATGAACTACAGTAACTTCCTTTCCGTGGTATCTAACTCCAGACCTTTCCAAGTACTGAGTAGAGTATGTTCTATACAATCTCTGAAGAGTGCAATAGGGACCACAGTTTATAGGGAAATCCTTATTTATTAAAAGATCGTACTGCCAGGCAGCGCAATGAGTATCTAAGGAGTAACAACCCATAAACAAACCAATGTTTACGTAAAATGGTTGATGTGATCGAGTAAAATCTACCATCAATTCGAAAGTATTCAAGTGTTGTGGTAACAGGTACGTATCATGTTCCATCACAAAAAATCTTTCGTCAGATTCAGATTGCATTCTCATAAGTTCCCAATGAGAACACATGCCAGCCTTTTCTGTTTCAGAATGATCTTGAGTTTTTTTACCAGATCTTATGTCGGCCAACATTATACTAGGACACCATTCATAACGATAACAGTGTTCATAGAAATCGGGAGACTCTGGGGTTATTGCATCGAATGTTCTTATTTCAGAAATAATACCAGCATCGATAGCTGGTTGGAAGGATCTTCTAGAAATTTCCGCGTATTGTTCAGACCTATAGTCTCCCTTCATTACAATTTGATACGCTATCATATATTTTCCTAAAAGGTCGGGTGAGTTTTTTAAGACTCACCCTATTTAAAAAGTTTCTTGACGGTGTTACCTTAGTGGAAATATTGCCATAAAGTAACTTGCCATTAAGACTGAAATTACCAGATACTCAAAATGTTCTACTTCCATTTTTTTCACTGTTTTTTTAGTCTTTCTGATTATAGTCCGCATTAGATTCTCCTCGCTAATTAATTGAAATTTTGCGAGGTCGCCTTTCTTCAGGTAACTCTATCTCCATTTGGATCGATAGAATACCGTCCTTAAGAAGGGCACCAGCCACTTCTACATATTCGGACAATCTGAATACCCTTTTAAACTTTCTTGTTGAGATGCCACGATGGATATAATCCTTGTCAGCAGAACCGCTACTATCACCCACAACAGTGAGAGTACGTTCTATAGATTCAATTTCGATTTGTTCTTGGGTAAATCCCGCAACAGCGATTTCAATAAGGTAATCTGTGTCTGATACCTTTATTATATTATGAGGAGGGTAGTTATCGTTTGCATTTTTTGCAACGAAGTCCAACTCGTTAATAAGATGATCGAAACCCACAAACGCGTTACGTGGGAATAATTGCTTTACAGTAGTCATATTTTTTCTCCATTAGTTTCATGCAAGATTAATGGGTACCCGACCATTCGGCATACCCGATTATATATATAAGTATTATAACACAAAGTTTATAAAAAGTAAAGTTTTTTTTTTAGGGAATACTATGTCGATCGACAATGAAGAAGAATGGCACGACTACGAAGAATGGAAGCGCCAACATGAAGAGGATAATCCAGATATCAACTATCCATTTCTTGTTAATAATTTTGAACAAGATATTCCAGCTACGACAACGAGAATAGAGGTTATAGATAAGGATGGAAAATCTTATAGTAACTATGACTGTGATAGAATAAAACTTTACTTTAAGGATGAAGGTTTAACTATGAGAGTTGT